CGATTAACTCAGCAATACGCTTACCATGCTTGTTTTGGTACACTACTAGAAAATCAGGAACGTAGGTTGAGTGCTTTCCTGTTAGTGGATGACGGTATGGTATTCTAATGGATTCACTTGCCCATTCAGTAACATGTTCGTTGTCATCACAGAAGTTCATAAACGCAAGTTCCCAAGAACTTCTATATATAATAGAACCTTTGCCCACGTACTTATTTGGATTCCTAGGTTTATAATGCCCTTGTGAATATCTAGGCATATCTACTAAATTACTATATTCCTAGCAACTTGTTGATTTGGTGTCATCACGTTACTGACACCAAGCAACACACTCTGAGAACGAAGTTGATTAAGGTAATATGCCATTACTTCTGAAACACCGATTTTATCTTTGTCTTTTATTGAATCCAAGAGGGTTAATACAGATACATCAATTGCTTTAGACACCCTGAATAATTCAACAGAAAATGATTCTGCAGATTTATTATTTTCCATTACTTTTTTAAAGAACCCATACACAATACTAAAATGTTCAGAACTTATGCCCGCATTGTTATCAGAATAGAACGTATCTGTGTTTAATATCTTACTCATGGTCCTATATTTGTCCCGTTGCTGAACACATTTCCTGCGGTGCTTGCTTTGTTCGTGAGTTGTTTCATTTCACCTGAATTAACAAGAGTTTTCATTTGTTGGGAGATACTCTGTGGAATTGGAGAGAATGATTTTGCTGCTGTTTGTAATGATGGAGTAATATCTGTTGCCATTTTCTTTAAACTATCTGCGCTTGGAATACTATCCGTTAGGTTAGTTATACTCGGCAATGAAATACCAGAAAATGCACCCAATGCATCATCCATCATTCCTTCCGCAACTGTCATACCTGGTTCCATAGTCGCCTTCATTCCAGCAAACATACTTGAGTAATCACTAGTATTAAGTTCCAATCCCGGTGCCATTTGTTGTGCTAACTGATTTACACTCGTTGATACACCACTAAATGAGTTTGTTAAGTTGCCGATATCAGGTAATGAACCACCAATACTTGAATTTAAATTACCGAATGAGTTATCTGAGAATAACCCCTTTACCGAATTTCCTATATTACTAGTTATCGCACTGATTCCATTTCCGATAGAAGGTATTGAAAATGCACTACCAAGACTACTGCCATTATTCGAAAGATAGTTAGTACCCATGGAAATTGCACCTGTCACTAACTCTGATGCCACCAAATTACCAATATTACTTCCTTCTAATGTTTTTCTTAATGAACCACCTGTTCTAATAGCACCCAATATATTACCAGATGCCAAATCATCAATAATACTATTGCCCGATTCCATTATTCCACCACGTCCAAATAACGAAGCAGTAGACCCAGCACGCAATGGACTTGGGGAGGTGTCGTAAGTTGATGTCCTACCAAAACCAGAAACAGCACCGTCATTTTTACCACGGCCATATTTAACTGTCTCGTAATTAATAGTCATGGTATGTTGCATGGTTTCTGAACCTGCACCATAGTCAAACATATCATGATCCCAATCAGTAATAATCGGATTAATCAACGTGTACGACGTAAAGTTACCTCGGTTTAGCCCGTAAATCTTAATATCTTTAAAGAATGCAGGCTTTTCATCACCGCGTGGTCCAGTTCCATCAAAACCCCAATCATCAATAGACCTATCGTTATCGTAAATATCTCTATTATTGTACCCATGGTTATTAGAACCACGTACATCATATCCATAGTTAGGGTCATTGTAGTAGTAATTGTAATAGTTATACCACATAGACCTAACTGTATCACTACCATCATCATGGAATGCAATATTTACAGGTCTATAATTAATTTTCTTTTGGATATAACGCTTGCGGTTGTACTGATTCATTTCCTCTACGTCAAAGTTGAAGGTAGGAAGTTTCACTGTCTTGACAAGCATACCAATGCGTGAGGCACCATCTTCACCGCCTATGGCTTTATTTAATTCTGGTATTTCCGCAGTGTTTAACGTGAAATAAACATGGAATAGGAATTTATTAGTGGGCGCAAGAGCATGCCCATCGGCAACGAATATCTTACTTCCGTGCTTATAGTCACGGAAATAATCATTCCCGAAAAATCCTTCTTTAAATCCACCACTAAAATCATCCCAACTACCTAGTTGTTCCTTTAGTGAGGATTTTAAAAAACTACCAAATCCCATATTAGTTTATTACGAAACGTTGTCGCCGAATGTTCTGCCTACATCTGCACCAACACCACTACCAATTGGAGTTTGCACTGCGTTATCGAAACGTAGTGTCATCGCAACTGTAACAGGTTCTGAACTACCGTAGTTCAAATCTCCGTAGTTTACGTTAGCAAGGTAACAACCATATACTTCCCAAGTCTCTAATACATTTGGCTCATGTGCGCCATTACCACCGTCTAAAATCTCCACACGTGTAGTAAATTTGTAATCAGCACCTGAAGCAGCACTTGCTTGTTCCATGAAGTCTAATTGCTTCTGTAATTGCTCACCTGCTAATTTAGAAACCATGCCACTAGCATCGTCACGTAGATTAACATTGATGTCTTCCCAAGTATGCTTACCTGCTAAACGAACTCTTGAGTTATAAATCTCAATATCAATTGGGTCGAAACTTACCGATGGTCTAGTAAAGTCAATTACTTGTTTTGTTAATTCTGTTCTTGGTGTAGATACGCCGAAGTTTTCAAAAACTACTCTGAATCTATACTTTAACTTAGGCATTAATAAGCCTTGACTTGAACCTGATTGGTCTGTCGCTAATGGTGTTGTCATTCTAGTCAATGATGATACTGACATATTTTACTCCTTAATTGTGTTTAATCTTATTTATGCTAATTCAAAATCATTAAAAATCCCCAATTACATCGATTCGAAAATAAACAAAAAAATGTTAACCTAAATGGCTGTTTAGGTGGTTTCAATACCAACCACGGGCACACATAATATATAATTTATGTTTTAACATATTCTATACAATCGTGAGACAATCAAAATTAAGTTCACTCAATGAGTCATTAATAAATATATCAAGTGGATTCTTCGTATCACTAATAATATGGATTTATGTCGTTGCTCCATTATGGAACATCGAAATGACAATGTTAGATAACTTAGGTATTACAGGTATTTTCACAGTTAGTGCGGTGATACGTTCTTATATGTGGCGAAGAATCTTCAACCACCACTTACATAAAAATAAATGATTGATTTACACAAAGGCGACTGCCTAGAGATAATGGATAAACTTATTGCCGATGGCGTTAAGGTTGATTTGGTGGTTACAAGCCCACCATACGATGATTTACGTAGTTACGATTCATCAATAAATTTTGAAGATATTGTCAAAAAACTTTATTTAATACTCAATGATGGTGGGGTTGTTGTTTGGAATTGCAATGACAAGACTAAAAATGGTTCAGAAAGTTTAACATCGTTCAAAACAGCAATATTATTTGTCGAAAATGGATTTAGATTAAATGACACTATGATTTGGGAGAAAACAAACCCAATGCCTCAAGTCAAACAACCAAGATATAACCAAGTTTTCGAATACATGTTTGTTTTCTCCAAAGGAAAGCCAAAAACATTTAACCCCATTATGGTTGAATGCAAGACTGCAAATACACAATACAAATCTACATGCAAACAAATATCCAAAGACAATGTGAGAATTAAAAAAGAACTTACTATCAAACCACAGAAGGTCGATAGCAATATATGGCAAATGGCAGTTGCACAAAATAAAACTGAACATACTGCTGTATTCCCATTGGAGTTACCAACACGACATATAAAGTCATGGTCAAACATAAATGATTTGGTACTAGACCCTTTTATGGGGAGTGGAACAACAGGCATTGCATGTAACAACTTAAATAGAAATTTCATCGGCATTGAAGTAGACGAAACATATTTTGATATAGCAAAGAATAGAGTTATAACAACATTAAAAGAATGGTTTGATTAAGGAGAAACATGGCATTAAATGAAAGCAAAGATATAAATGTACTAAGAAAATTTGACATCGACCTATCTTGGGGTCAGAATTGGGAAAAATACATTGACAACATATTTTCAGGGGTATCAACGTCAGAGGTTAAATCAGAACGTGACCAATGGCACAGGACTGGGAACATAGCAATCGAACTTGCATGTTATGGTAGACCATCTGGATTGGCAACTACCGAATCAGATATATGGGTACATAATCTAATTAAAGATAATGAACACATTTGCACACTGATGTTCAAAACACAAACACTGAGAAACTTTATTGAAAAGATGAACCCACGTACAATCTACGGTGGTGACAATAACGCATCTTTATTGTGCTTAGTACCAATCAAGGCATTAATTAACGAAGTAATGCTGTAGATGGTTGGATTAGACGAATTCTTTACGTTATCATCTTCTGATGAGGATAAAAAGTCCAATGACTTTTTGCTGTTCAAAGAACGAGGTATAAAGGCGAAGGATGTATTTAGAATAAGTGAGATTCCGAAAAACACGGCATACAACTTCGTATCCCAATATCATTACTTGGGTAAAGCAAAATTCTTTGCAATATTCTCATACGGTTTATTCTACGAACATGATTTAATCGGAGTTGCTACCTTTTCAAATCCACAGGGGAACGTGGCATTAAAAGGATGGTTTGGGTTAGAGAACACTGACCAAAGCGTGCTTGAATTAAGTCGTCTTTGTTTGTTGCCTGAATTAAATGGAACAAATGCAACATCGTACTTACTAGGTAATAGTATGAAGATGTTGAAAAAAGACCACAAAATACGTGCTGTAATCACACTCGCAGATGATAGCCGTCATGTTGGTTCTATCTACCAAGTATGTAATTTTAAATACTACGGGTTATCTAATCCAAAATCAGATTTCTTTAGGGCATCTGATGGCAAGGTAAATCCTCGTGGTGAAACTAAAAACACAGAAGGGTTATGGATTACAAGAACACGTAAGCACCGTTATTGCTATACATTAGACAAGGGATTGAAATGTCTGTTATCTGAAGTTGATACGAAACCATCACTTGACAAAACATCAACTTATTCATGCTGTGGAGGCGAAGGTACTATGCATGATAATAGATTCAATAAGACTTACACATGTCCAAAATGCTCAGGTGGTATGAAAGAAATATACAATGGAAATGAAGTGGAACAAGTAACTGATTCACCATTAGGAGATTGGTTTGGTTGATTTACACAATGGCAATTGCTTAGATGTTCTAAAAACATTATCAGATGATTCTGTCAATACATGGATAACATCGCCACCGTATGCAAAACAACGGGATTATGGTGGTGCTGAGTCAGAAGATTACTTATCGTGGATTTCACCGATGTTAGTTGAAATAAAACGAACCATGACATTGGATGGAAGTTTCTTTTTCAACATAAAGGAACATTGCCATAAGGGTCAACGAGATTTATACGTGTATAAACTTATAATCCACATGGTCGAATACTTGGGATTCAGGTTCGTTGATGAATTCATTTGGAACAAAACAAACCCATTTCCAACAGGAAGTAAAAAGCGCCTAAAGGATGGGTGGGAAAGAATATACCATTTCACAAAAACAAATGATTATAAGTTCTTCCCAAATGAATGTTTGATACAGTCCACCTCAAAAAACCTAGAACAAGAAAAGAAACGTAACAACATCGGTAGAAACCTTTCGACTAATGGAAGTGGCATGAATATGAGTAAACGTATATCAACTGATATGGTTAGACCAAGTAACGTCATCACAGGCAGTTCATCGAATTTGAATATCGAACATCCTGCTGTGTACCCAAGTTATCTACCCGAATTCTTTATTAAATTAACTACTGAAGCAGGAGATACCGTTGGAGACATGTTCATGGGTTCAGGAACTACTGGTATTATTGCTAAAAAAATGAACCGAGATTTCGTGGGCATCGAATTGGATAAGAGTTATTTCAACCTAGCAAAAAAACGAATCGAAGCGCCAACGATTGGAGATTGGTTTGAGTAAATTCACTGTTTCTCAAATTAATAAAAATAAAGCAGGGTTGTTCACGCAACAACTGCATTATAGCCCTGTGTTCCCAAAACTAACCAAACATTACCTAGGAATACATTTAGATGATGAACTAGTTGGCGTGTTGACATTAGGGTGGGGAACTCAACCAAAAGGAACAATCAAAAAACTATTCCCATCGTTAGATACTATTGATTACCTAGAGATTGGAAAAATGTGTATGACCGAAGAAATGCCAAGAAACTCTGAAACACAAATGCTAAAGGCAGTTGTTAAATGGATTAAAACCAATCGACCGGATGTGACTCTACTATATACAATGGCAGATGGTATTATGGGAAAGCCTGGATATGTGTACCAAGCATTTAACTTTTGGTACGGTGGTAGTTATTGGACAGACTCATTTATGACAGAGGCGGGAGAGAAAGTACACCCTAGGTCAATGAGGGGTGTTCTCGCTGAGAATGCTGAATGGTTACGCGAAACAACTGATTGGAATAAAGAAAGATTGTTTTGGCCAACTATTGGCTACCTTAATAAAATAAACATGCGAAGAATCAAAGGGTTAATGTTTAGATATATGTATCCGTTAAACAAACGTGGGAAACAGTTGCTTAAGAAAAATGCAGATTGGCAACTAAATTCAGGTTATCCAAAGGTAACGGATTTAAAGTGGAAGGAGCAAACTATCAACGGTTACGTGGAGGTTGAACAACCTGAATTTAATTATGACAATGCAGTTATTAATAAAAAGAATATAGAACAATTCAAACAGTACGAAAATATGGAAAAATGGTTTAACTAACGTTCCATGTGAATTTCATATGGCATGTGCTAAATAATATTATAGTTATAAAAAATCCTCAATTAAGAGGATTTTTGTTTAACTTATTTCTTTTATTAAATCCTACGAACCATTACTTATTTCACCTGTGTTCTTAATACGAACAGGAATGAAAATAAATTCAACTGCTTTAACAGGCTCGATGGCTATATCGACATATAACTCACTTCTGTCAATTCTTCCAGGAGTGTTATTACTGCCATCACATACTACCAAGTAATCATATAAACCACGCTTAGCGATAAGGTCATTCATAATCTTCTCAATAGAACCCTTAAGTTCGTCACGAGTTAACTTGTCATTAGGCTCAAATAAGAACATCTTAGCAAGAGAATCAACTTGACTTCTGATATAAGAAACCAAACGCGATACATTAATTCTATCAAGTGCTGTACCAGACTTAGTTGTTTTGTTACCGTAGTTAACAAGTCCAGTTCCAGGAATGAATGTTAGTGGATTAACACTATTTTCATACAATGTGTCTCT